GTGGAAGCCGGCGTTCCTATCGGCGTGTCGATGCGAGGCTATGGCACATCCCGCACCATCCAGCTAGACGGGGAGAGTGTGCAGGAAGTGACCGAATTAACGATCAAGGGCTTCGACCTGGTAGCGCAACCCTCCGACCCCAACGGGGCCATCGTGGAAGCGCAGCAGGACGAAGGCACACCAGTACAGGAGACAACTACCGTGACTGAGGAAGAGAAGAAGGCGCTCGAGGAATCGCAGCGCAAGCTCCAGGCCGAACTGGAGGAATCGAAGAAGGCGTTCGCAGCACAGGCTGCGCAGTTGGAAGAGGCGCAGAAGGCACAGGCGGAACTGACCGCCCGCAAGCAGGCGGAAGCGGTCGAGACGGCCATCGTCGAATCGACCAAGGACCTGAAGTACGGCGACGCCCTGAACGGCGCCTTCGTCGAAGCGGTGCGCGCTGCCAAGCCGGCAGACGCCGCCGCGGTTAAGGCCATTGTCGAGGCGAAGCGGGTCGAGTATGACGCCATCGTCAGCGCCGCCAAGCTGGGCACCATGGGCAAGGGTGGCACAGTCGAGGTCAAGGGCCCGGTGTTCGAGCGTGAGACGGGTCAGCCTGAGTTCACCCGTGCCGCTTGGGAACTGACCGAATCGCTGCAGAAGGCCGGCGAGGGTCGCCACATGAGCGACGATAAGGCAATCACGCCGGCCGGCATCTACACCGGTCGTGTCCTGGAACGCTACGACCGCATCAACCAGCAGAAGCTGCTGGCAGAGGCCCGGGCGTTTGAGGAAGCCGAGCAGACGTCAGACCTAAACCTGCCCTACAGCGTGGCCCGCATGCTCATTGAGCAGGCGTACCCCGAGCTGGTGGCGGCCAACGTCTACGACTTCGGTGTCACCGACATGGCGCCGGCGAAGATCTACTACGAGTCTTACGCTGGTGAGTCCGGCGCAGCGCCGGCAGTGGTCGATGAAGCGGTGTCCGCTTCCACGACCGCCTGGTTCTCCGTCGCCAACAAGCGGCTCCAGCCCGGCACCGTGACGGTCAAGCACACGTCCGGTTCCCCGACCTATGTCGAGGGCACCGACTACCTGGTTGACTACGAAGAGGGCCGCTTCTGGGTGTTGGCGACCATCACCAACGCACAGTCCGTCAAGATTTCCTACACCTACGACGCCTTCCGTAAAGGCGAGATGGTGGAAATCGAGCGGGCTAAGAACTCGCTCGTGTCGGCGCAGCTCGACATCGCCGCTGACCGCCTGGCCATGCAAATCAGCAACGAGGCCATCGTGTTCAGCCGCAGCCAGCTCGGCTACGATGCTGTGACCCGCACCCTGGGCAACCTGGCCCGCCTCGTGCAGCGCACCATCGACAAGGGCGTGCTGTACAAGGGCCTTGCCGCCAGCCTCAAGCAGGCGAGCAACTCCGGCGGCACCTGGACAAGCGGCTCCGATGCGCTGGACCTCTTCGTCAAGTACCTGGGCATCGCCAAGGTCAAGGTGTACAACCGGTTCTACGTGCCCACCAGCATCATCATGTCGGTGACGAACTCCGACCGGCTGTCGAACTGGGACGGCTTCAAGCTGACGGGCTTCTCCAACGCTCAGATCAACAGCGCCGGCTTTGTCGGTCAGGTCAAGGGCCTGCCTGTGTACGCCTCGCCGGAATACCCGGACACGTACGCACAGGTCGTGCACCGCGAGCTGATTGCCCACCGCATCTACCAGCCCATGACGTTCAAGGGCCCGTTCCCGTCCTACAACAACGGGAAATTGCAGGGGGCGGATCAGTACTACGCCGAAGAGTTCAACGGTTCGATGATCACCGTTGAGCAGAAGACGGCGCACATCAAGATTGCCTAGACCGGCTGGATGGCAGAGTAACGGGTAACAACGTGGGGAGGCGCTAAACCTCCCCACACTGAAGAGGGACTGATGACCATCTCGATCGCCCAGCTTGCCGACCGCTTGCAGCGCGCTGCGCCCGCCCGTAATGGCGTGCCCGGCGACTACGAACGCCTCGCTCAGGATGCCGTGCAGCAGCTCAGCCAGGACGTGCCCGTCATCACGGCCGTAACCATCCAGGTCGCTGCCGGACAGGCCACCTACGACCTGCCGGCTGATTTCTTGTATGAGATAGAGCTGGCGGGCCTGCCTGTCCAGGGCGGCGTCATCGTGAGCAACGGCGGCCTGATTCCTATGGGCGCCGGCTGGGAGGAGACGCACTACATCGAAGGCGGCACACTGCGCTTCGACCCGGTGCCAACCTATTCGACGACACGCACGCTACGCTATGCGGCGCAGCATGTCGCCGCCAACGGCGTCTATCCCCGGCTCAGCGAGAACGGCGCACGGGTGGCAATGCTCTACGGGCAGTACCTTGCGCTGATGGAACAGGCGAATGCGACGGTCGGCGACGGTTGGAGCTACAAGATCGGCGACGAATCGGTCGACAAGCGCGGCCAGGGCGCAGCCGTCCAGGCACAGGCGAGTGCGGCGCTGACTAACTATCAGAACGCCATCCGTCCCCTGCAGGGCTACGGTACCCGGTACAAGCAGAACCCCTACGCGCTAGGAGTGGAGGTCTAGTGCTGACAGCCAACGACCGCACCCGCATGACAGCCGACCTGCAAGCCATCCGCGACGACCGTCCGGTCAGCATTGCCATTCGTCGCAACGGTGCGACACTGGCCGCGCAGACCGTACGCATCGCCCGCGGTGGCAACATGCAGGCCGGCGTCACCGACACCGACGGCTTGCAGGCGGCAGTGGGTGCGGTGGTGGTGGTGGGCGACGTGGCCCTCGACATCCAGCCGAACGACAAGTTCACGGTCGGTGGGGCGCTGTACGAGGTCATTGCCATTCATCCCAACCGGGACCATGGCACGCAGGCGCAAGCCAGGCAGGTGCACTGATGCCACAGCAGAAGGCAGGCATCCGTTGGCGCACGCCCCCAAGCGAGCTGGCGACGGCCATCGAACGCTATGGCGACCGTGTGCTCCAGGCGGTGGCAGCGGTGGCGCAGTACGTGGCCACCCAGATGCAGAATCAGGCCAAGGCCGACGCACCCTGGACGGACCGCACCGGCAATGCACGGACGGGGCTGTTTGGCACGTCGGAGGCAGACTTCGGGGCGAAGGTCGTGACTATCTATCTAAGCCACGGGGCGACGATTTCCCATGGTCTTTGGCTGGAAATCGCGAATTCGGGCAAGTACAGCATTGTGATGAAAACCATGGAAGCGCATTACGAGCCCCTCATGCAGTTGCTTCGCGAGGTCTTCGCATGAGCGCCTATGACAGCATCTTCGCTGCCCTCCAGGGCGATGCGCAGCTCAGCGCCATTCTCACCGGCGGCATCTACGACGGTGCGGAGGTGTCCGACATCTCCCGCCAGGCGACGCCGGCAGCGTATGACGAATACAGCGAGCTCAAACCCTGCGCCATCCTCAAGCCGGAAAGCCAGGCGCCAGCCGGCCCGCACCCGGACGGGGCGCGGCTGTTCGTGACGCTGTGGCTGTACCAGCAGTTGGGCAGCGTGCAGATTGACGCGGCGCGCGAGCGGGCCTACCGGGTGTTGCACCGCCAAACGCTGGACGGCATGTGGGACGTGCGGCACGCCAACGACCTGCTAGGCATCGAAATGCAGGCGCTGGGTGTGCCGGCGATTATGTCGAGATACGTAGCGACGGTGAACAGGGATGTGGGCTGATGGCAGGTTGGGGTGATGTTCCCTTTGGACTGCGCCAGATTGCCCTCTACGACACGGCGGGGGCCAACAAGGTGCTCTTGCCGGCGGCGCTGATGCTGCATGTCACGCCGCTGATGCAGTCGGCGCGCTTCGAGGCGGACGGGCGACTGGTGGGTGCGGCTGGGTTTGTAGCTGGTGCGGAGTGGGAGCTGGAAGCGGGCGGTATCTCCTTAGAGGCGCTCGCCAAGCTGACCGGCGGCACAGCCACCCAGGTGGGCAGTACACCCAACCGCACAATGACGCTTAGTCAGGATGCCGGGGCACAGATGCCCTATCTGCGCATCGCCGGCCGGGCGGTGAGCGCCAGTGGTGGCGACGTGATAGCCAGACTCTACCGCTGCAAGGTGGAGGCGCTGGAGGGCACGTTCCGTGACGGTGAGTTCTGGGTAACCTACTGCAAGGGAGTCGCGGTCAGCAACGGCACCATCGTGTATGAGTTCGTGCAACAGGAAACAGCAGCGGCGCTCTAGCCGCAGGAGAGAGACACATGCCATTAACAAGCAACACCAAGCCCTTCGGCTTGCGCCAGGTAACGCTAGTACCGCTGCCCTCGGGCACGGCCGTGGCGCTCAGCGCAGCGCAGACGCTCAGCTTCAAGGAGGCCCTGACCTCCGGCGAGTTGCGGGGCAACGATGCCACCCAGGCTATTGCCGCCATCGTGGATAAGGTGGAGTGGAGCCTGGAGGCCGGCGGCATCAGCTTCGACGCCATCAAGGTATTGACCGGCCGCACCATCACGGCGGCCGGGACCACGCCGGCGCAGAAGAACACCATCCTGGCCAGAGCTGGCGACACCTACCCGTACTTCAAAATCTACGGGAAGATCATCAACGACGATGGCTCTGATATCCACGTGCTCATCTACAAGGCCAAGTTGACGGACGGCCTGGAAGGCGAGTGGAAGGACGGCGAGTTCTTCATCCAGAGTGCCAGCGGCATCGCCATCGATGATGGTTCGAAGATGTTCGAGATGGTTCACAACGAGAGCGCCACTACGGTTCCTGCAAGCTAGTGGCGGCCGGAAAGTTCAACGGGAAGGGCAGCCCGTTAGCGGTGACATAGGCGTCATAAGCGCGGGCTGCATCTATCTCGAAGTAGTACCGACCGATAAACTTCTTGGCCTTGTTTACTTGAATCTGGACTGTCCACTTTTTAGACTCAGTGCAGTAGTGAACACCGCGGAAGTTAGAGGTCTTGGAGCCGACCGACAAATTATGCAACGTCCAGTTGTCGTCAGGAACATCATTTACAAAGGCATGTTCACCAAAGTAGTGGCGGGCGGCTGCGTTGTAGGCCCTGGCGGCATCTTGTTCGGAGTCGTACAAGCCAAGGTAGCGGCGATCCTCGCCTTTCTTGATATGTGCCTGCCAGCGGTTGACGGTCTTGTTAAGCGATACGCCCTTGTATTGCGAAGTCTTGGGGCGCTTCTCTGGATGGCGATTGTAGTTGTTCTGCGCCGTGGTCACAATGCGCAGGTTTTCGCGTCGGTTGTCGAGTCCATCTCCGTTGACGTGATCGACGACAACGGGGCCGGATGCGTTCAGCACGACGCGGTGCATGAAGATGGTGACGTTCGCACTCCTACGCATGGCGTAGCCCTTAGGATCGTAAGACCACTTGTGCTTTGCCAGCCAGTCGTAATCAGCATCGTCAACGGCTGCAAACTTACCTTGAGACAGAGGAATTTGTTTCGACAAGGTGCGCTCCTTTCAGGGCGAATGAGTCTGGTTACATCTGTATGATAACACGTTTGTTTCGTTTTGTACACTGCGGAGAGTAAACACATGAATCTCGAAGAGTGGCGCGCACGGCAGCAGCAAGGGGAGGCGTTCACCCTCCCCTCTGGGCTGGACGTGCGGCTAAAGAAGGTAGCCCTTATCGACCTCGCCGCGGCCGGGCAGATCCCGACCACGCTGCGGGCGCCGGTGGCCGAGATGCTCAAGCGCCGGCCTGACCAATCGGTCGACCTTGCCGACGTCGAGAAATTCGGGCAGGTGCTGGATGTCGTGGCCGGCGCATGCATTGTCGAACCGGCTGACCTGAAACCGGCCGAGTTGGGCAGCACCGACAAGCAGGCAATCTTCAACTGGGCCAACCAGGTCGCCGGCAAGTTGGAGCCTTTTCGTCGCCAACAAAGTGGAGATGTGGAATCTTCATTCACTGTCGGTGACCTACCACAGGCGACCAAGTGAGGTCATCGGCGTTGACGACCCCTGGGCGGCCTACCAGTTCGACATGGCGGTGGCGCAGTTTGGGGCCTGGGTGGAAGGTAAGCTCAACGAGCGGGATAAGGCAGGCAAGCCGGTCAACTCCCTGGCAAAGCTGCTGGGGGACGAGGCGGCACAGGTACAGGAGTACGCACCGGTCAACGCGGCAGGGCTGCGCAAAGTGCGGGTGAAAGAGGACGGAACGTGGGACGAGGA